CAATGACTTGGTCACAGCATCAATCACTGTGCCACCCAGATTCAATAACTGTTTGGCCAATGGACCAAGGAAGTCACTGAAGTAGACCACGGCAGCACCTGCGGCAAGGAATGCGGCGGCCACTGGAGCCAAATAGATGGCAAAGCCTGCCAACACAACGCCTGCCACTTTGCCAATGGCCACAAGGTTATCGAGATTCTTGTTTATGAATTCTATGACTTGAACAAAGGTTTCACCAAAGCCCGTGCCATTCATAAACTCTCTAAACAGGGCTTGGAAGTTGTTGGTAAGTTCTGTTGTGGCCTGCCCCACTGTCTTGCTTGTCTTGCCAAATTCACTGTTGAGATCAGCAAGACCTTGTTCCAAAGCCAAGCCAATAATTTTAGCACTTAGGAATCCATCACTGGCCAAAGACTTCAATTGGGTTGTGGCAATGCCTGTTTGTTCACTTAATAGTTTTAAGATACGAGGGTTGGCTTCAGCCATGGCACGGAATTCATCACCTTGCAATTTGCCTGACTGCATGGCCTGTGCAAACTGATAGGTAGATGATGCGGCTTCTGTGGCACTGGCACCTGATATCACCAAGGTCTTGTTAAAGGCTTCAACAACCTTCATTAGATCTCTGCCCTGCAATCCGGCTGCTTCTTGGTTCAGTGCAAGTTTAGAATAAAGGGTGGCAGTGGCATCAAGACTGCTTCGACTGTTATTGGCCACTGCCAACAGTTGACTGTAAGTCTTGTTGAGATCATCTGATGAGTTGGTCACCAACTTCAACTTGTTGTCTAAGGTCTGTATGCTGTCTGTTAGGTCATAGGTGGCCTTGAGTGTTTGCACACTAAAAGCAGCCAAAGCAGCCGCACCAAGCATCTTAAAGCCTTGTGCAACAGAACTTGTGCTGTTATCGAGGTTCTGTAAATTTCTGTTGATGTCACTGAAACCTGATTTGGTTTCATCTATCAACCTAACGACTATACTTGCGTCCATTTGCCTTCGCCCTTTGTTTTTCCTGTTCTTTTCTTTCTAACCTATAAAACGCCGCCCACATGGTCAATTCCAATGTGGACATTTCCAACATCTCATCAAGGGACTTGCCAAGTTCTCTGCCCACGAACATTATGAACCAGAGATCTTTGTCCCTTGTTAGTTTCCCTCTACTTCCTCAACTGTGGGTAGATCACTGCCGTTCAACACACGAGCCAGGCCAAGAACCACAGCAGGATCTGCTTCGTTCATCAGTGCGGCTTTGTCATGTGGTGTAAACAATGGCCTACCTTCTGCATTCAATGCTTTCTGTAGAATACTTTCTACCAAGGCTTCAACTGACTTGCCTGTGCTGGAAAGTTCTACAATCTTTGCTTCTTGTCTTAGAGTTGTGATGCCACGATAGTAGACATCGAGGTCCCATTCTTTAACATGATGTTGCTTCAACACACCAGCCAACTTGGACTGGAAATGTTTTTGTGCTTTTTGAATTGCACTTTTCTCAACTTTTATTTCATCTGTCATTTGATTATCCTTTTGGTTTTAGAAACTGTTGCACTGATGGCCTGATTGACAAATCCATTTGGTGCTTGTTTTGAATAGCCCTTTTCAAGCCTTTCGATGTATGGCACACGATTTTCTATTTGAGAAATTCGTTGCTGCCATCCACGACGAGCATTGCCTTGGTCTATGGGTGTTCTTGATTTAACCTCTGATGTAAAGGTGTTGGCCACAAAGGCCTTTAGGCTATCTATTTCTTTAGATAACTGTGACCGTATGGCATCAACACCTAATACATCAATGGTTATTTTCATTAGAATACTGCGACTGTGGTCGGAGCACCATTGCCTGTGAAGTCAACTGTGGCTTCCATCAAACCATCATAACTGTTAGATATACTGAATCCTGTTACGATAATTTCACCAGCCCATTTTGTGCCAGCCACTGCGGCATCAGCAAATAATTCAACTGATACAACTGCGTCTGTATCTGGATTCAATGCAGTAGAAACAATGCTTGCTTCACTGTCAGTGTAAACGATACCCAATGAGCCACTGTATGATTGAATGCCCTTTAGGTGCTTGCGATAGTCATCACCCATGGCAGTTGATTCAACTGTGTCACGAGTTAATGTGATGTCCCATGAACGCACATCTGCGATTGCTGTTAAAGAGTTCGCACCACTCTTGATCTTTACAGATCCATTGTTACCTTGATAATTAGCCATTTTAAATCTCCTTGTTGGTTTCGGTTGGCAATTGGTCCTCAGCAGGTTTGACTTCAAACACGGCTTCGGTTAAGACATCAGCAGTGGCTTCAACGATCTTGATCTTTGAAGTTGGTTTGCTGATTTTTTCTGGAATCGGTTGTGCTATTGTTTGCCAACCTTTTTCCAAAAATCTTTGAAGTTTGTCTTCTTTAATACTTTGTTCTACTCCATCTTTATGGATTATAATTCTCATTAGGTTGTCCCCCTTGTGTATTTGTATTCGACCACCACTGTTAAAACTACCTCACCCAAAGGAGCAAGTCTATCTACTGGTGATATGGTAGTGACCTGAGTTCGCATGGAAAAATTACCTGTGTCTCTTTTACGATCAGCATCAAGTGTTTCTTCTATGCGTTCTATGATTTCATTTTTCTTTTTGTCTAGTTCAGTGCCACGAACAAAAGCACGAATTGAATAATTGATAACTCCAGTGCGACCTCTCATGGATGTGTCAGCACGAGTCTCTTGTCCACTTTGGACCAGCAGGGCAGGGAATTGGGTGATGGCCAGTTTTTCCACATCAAATGGTTCACGGCTCACAAGAATTGGCTTAGGATCATTCATGTCCTTAAGCACATCAACAATGTTGTTGATTACCTCTTCACGGATGCTCATACTTTACCTCTTGAGTCGGAGGAAGTATTGTGGGACCTTTTCTGCGTCGGTAACGACATTGTTGTTGTCAACGTCATATTCCACTCCATCGGCAATGACCAATTGGATTTCCTCGGCATACATTTTTTTGTAGTAGTCCATCTTCATTTGGAATACATCTAGGTTAGGTTCGAACTTGCTGAGACGGGGATATATGTAATAGCCCAATGCAGAGTAAACTGTGGCACGGGTTAGTTGACTATCTGTTAATCTGGTTGCATCCATTTCTACATTAGTGCCCACAATGGTGATATCGAATCTACCAAACTGCTGTGTTGGCCACCAATGAACACGCAGATATCTTTCGACATCAGCCTGTGCTTTGACCAATGCATCGTCAAAGTTTTGGATACCATAATTAGTTACATCGGGTTCATACTGCTGTATGTCCGAGATTGTTGCAAAAGCCATTGGCTCTCTCCTGTCAGTCCTACCTAAGGGTTACAAAAAATGGGGTCCTTCCCCAGTGCATATATTTAGTCGCCCACAAAAAAGCCACTGCTATTAACAATGGCTTTTAGGGATTCTTACGAATCGGCTCCCGGGGCATAGATGACAGTCTAATTTCCCTAAAGGATAAAGTAGGTTGAGAACTCCTACCATGTATTTACTCAAAAAGAAAGGGCCTCGTGAGCCCCTTCTTAATAAACTAATTTTTAGATTAGTTAGAGATCAATGCATCTGTAGTGATCTTCACACCGTGTAGGTCGAACAATTCACCAACTGCATAACTCATAGAAGCAACGATTTCTGTTGCTCTCAATGAAGCATCTCTTTGAGTTTCAATTGTGAGATTTCTCTTCATTGCAAATGCCAATGCATCTTGATGCATGACTGCACCGATGTAAGCACCAGTTGAAGTTCCAGTTACCACTGCTGACTCAAAAATATCTACACCGAACAGGCGTCCAATGTAACCACCACGCAAAACTTCATTGCCTACATCACTCAATGCTGGAGTGTTTGCAGAACCGGCGTTGGCCAGGACCTTGCGTAGGTTGTAGGTTTGGTATGGGTGGAATACACCGATGTATGGTCCTGTGATGCTGTTGGCACGAAGTTGTGCAATAGCATTAAGGATGTCATCTGGTGTTAGTTCACTTGTGCCAGCAACATAAGTGCCAGAACTTGAGAAACCAGTGAACAATGCGGCGATG